CCAACAGACGAATGCGCTTGTATAGGTGTAAAAACTATCACATGGAACGTAAATAATACCGTAACTATAACGCTAACAGATAATAGTTCAATAACTAGTCCAGTACTTAGAGGGCCACAAGGATTGCCTGGAGTTGCGGGGGTAAATGGAACAAACGGAACTGATGGAGTTGGAGTTGAAATGAATTTTGATACAATAACAAATACTATTCAATGGAGGCCAATAGGACATCCATCATGGATAAATTTGTATACGTTTCCTGCGAATGAAACTTGGAAAACAATTAGAGGCACAACTCCAAGCGACCCATTAATTGATGGAACTATAATAAATGGTTATATAGCAGGTTCTGGTGCATCAGCTATGTCTTATTTCTATATTAGAAAAAGAGGGGACGGATATGTGGAAATAAACTTAGAGGGATTAGATTTAACTAAAAATGCATTAGATATTCCTTTGGTAGTATTGCCAGTTGCTTATAGACCAGTTTACACTACAATAATACCAGTTAGGTATATAGATGCTTCTGTTTATAAAACGTGTAGCTTATATATTCAAGATAATGGATTAATGGGAGTGTCATCATACTTACCTACATTATTCCCGGTTACTGAAATATTAGTAGGTGGATATGCAAATTACTCAACAAACTAAGAACTATGATAGGATATACAACAACAGCAGATTCAGTAGAGTTTACAATAGGTAGTGTAGTTGAAACAATACCTAGACCTTTGAAGTATGTAAAAATTGACAATACTACAAATAAAATTTACGTAAATAAAGAAAATGGGGACATTACTTTTGAAGCTAAAAACTTGCCTATTAATGGATTTACTACAATGACTGACTTATATAACAACTTAAAAACACTAATGTAATATGATATTTGAATATACCGTAAATACTGATTCTATTGAGTTTAAATTAGGTGATGTAACTCAAACAATGCCTAAGCCTTTGCAATACGTAAAATTAAGCAATGACTTATCGAAAGTTTATGTATTCAGTGAAAATAACGATATAGTATTTGATGCCAAATACCTACCTATAAACGGATTTACTACTGCACAAGACCTATATGATGATTTAAAACAATATGCACGTAGAACTAGTGGTGGTGGTTCATCTTACTATTTATATAGTGAAAACTATGATGCAGGAAGTTTTTATCCTAGCACAGTTACAGGATTAAATGCTGAATCTATTGGAGTGGCAAATACTGCTAGTGGAGATTATTCTACTACTATTGGTGGTGGTAATACTGCAAGTGGAGAAGTGTCAATATCAATAGGTAGTGGAAATATTGCAAGTGGCAAATCTTCAATGGCAACTGGATATGAAACAACTGCAAAATCTTATGTAGAAACTTCATTTGGGTTTCAAAATACAGATTATACTCCAATATCAGACATAGCATTTAAGCCAACAGATAGGTTAATCGTTGTAGGTAATGGTAATGGGGCTACATCAGATGCTTTCACAATCCTTAAAAATGGTAAAACTGCTATTGGAATAGATAACTTTGAAACTACTACAAATGAAGCAAAATTACAAGTAAATGGATTCTATGCAACATCTATTGAGGTTATAAACTCTAATACTACATTAGATGCTTCTACATGTGCATCAATTATAATAGTTGATAATTCTGCATCAAGCAAAACTATAATTTTGCCAATTGCATCTGAAATGTTTTTTAATGGCATGACTGCAAGAATTATTATAAAAAGAAAATCAACAAATCATAATATTACAATTAATCCACAATCTGGGAGCAATATTGATGGTGCTACTCATTATGATTATACAGGAAATGATAAAGCGTTTGAATTTGTAACAGACGGAGCTAAATGGTATAAACTTTAAAACCATAAAATATTTTTAATTTTGTATGAAAAACCAAGATTTTTTTTATAAGACAATAACAGGAATAATGTTTACTATTGTTTGCTTTTTTACAAGTCAAACTTATTTCAAAATTGACAAATATGTAGAAAAGACAAATAAGCTAGAAAGTCAAGTTGCAGTAATAAATAATAAACTTGGCATTGCAAAAGATGACATTAATCCAATTAATTTTTTTAGCTATCTTTTCATAAATAAAAGTGAAGAACCTGAATTAAAAGAAGAAAAAAAATGTGGCAATCAATTATTGAATTAATAATTCAGTTTTTTAAGTCAATTTCTAGCGTTTCAGACACGACTAAGGAATTAGTGCCAGTTATAGAAAAAAAGCAAGAAATTCGTACTCCAGTACAAGAACAAGAAGCTGAAAATGATACAATAAGAAAAAAAGAAAAAAAGTATGAGTTATTATCTAGAGAAATTAGAAAAGATTTGAAGCATGGATATGAACCAAATGAAATAATAGCACATTATAAATTATCAATAGGTGAGGATTTGACAGATATTGTCAATCGAGAATTTGAAAATTTAAAACAAAATAAAAAAAGGTTAAAATCATTTAATAACATTAAAAAAAATAAATTATGAAAAATTGGAAAACGACATTAATAGGAGCAATAGCGTCAGGCTTATTAGTAGCTCAAACATTTATTTCGGAAGGATTTACAGGAAGTAAAGAGCAGATAGGTCAATTAATTATAGCTGTAGCTATAGCTGTATTAGGAGCAGTTGCAAAAGATTTTAATGTTTCTGGCAAGTAGGCTAAAATATGATAGATTATACTATAACTGCTGGTAATGGTTTTTTAAACATTACTGATAATACGAATAATGTTTTTAATGATTTCTACTTACTAAGTATTAGGGTAGAATACACTAAAGACATTTTTCTTATTACGGATTGTAATAAGACTTTAAAACTAGCAGTAGCTAACTTATCAAAAATAAATAGTGGTGCGTTTGCTACGTTTGAGGACTTGCAATTATTTATTCGTGAAGCTCAAATAGCTGCGCAAAATAATCTAAAAAGTATTGCTGAACAAGTAAATGATAGTGGAACTGCAACATTATCAGATACTCAATTAGTACCTATTATAGATGGAAGTAGTTTATTAAAATCTACATGGGCAAATATTAAGGCTTTTCTAAAGACTTATTTTGATACGATATATCAAAGCACATCATTATCTGCTTACTCATTTAGAGCTAATAATACAAATACAACTGCAAACGCTACAGATAATACATTTAAAGATATTGCAGAACAAGTATATAGTGGTTCAATAACATGGACTGCAACAACAGCTCCATCTGGTGCAACTAATCATTCTTATAGATGGTCGCAAGTAGGTAAATTAGTTACTTTAAGACTTACATTAATTTATGCAAATGCAGGAGTATCTGTAACATCAGTTACTTGTGGATTGCCACCAGATTGTCCTGTTCCAGAGATACCTTTTGGTTCAACTGCAAATGGGTCTGCTTTATATAACGGAAGTGGTACATTAGCAACAGCAGTAGTAGGTGATGGAATGTCGCCTAGTGTGAATGGTGGTATATCAGAATTAAAAATAAATAGTGGAGGTACTGGTTATGAAATTAAGATTTATAGAGGTTCAGCAGGTTATAGGTCAGCTAGAGCAGTTATTCAATATTATTCAGTTTAAAACCTTAGTATTTCATCTGCTAAACTATTCTGTATTGAGCAGTATAAAAAAAGGGAGCTACAAGCTCCCAATTACTAAACAACCTATTTTAATACTTAGATATTTGAATTGTTTAATTAAACTCTATAAAGAATCTGAATTTAAACCCAACTAATATTTGTCTAGGTTGTATGCCAAAACAAGCATACGCACTATACCAATTATCTAGTCCACTAATAAGCCCTTCAAAATAATCTCCTACTCTGCTATCTGCTCCATTACTGCCTCCAACAATATTTAACTCTCCCCAACAAGTTCCAGCATCTCCAATATTAGCAGTCAATACTCCAGGAGCAAGACTTGCACCAGCTACAATTTGGTCTAATCCACCAAAATACCCACTTGTGATACTTCCATAAGAACCACCTGCATTTGGAGAACCTGTCCCAGTAATATCTGCAGTCAAATCTAAAGGAGGAGTATATTTTGTAACTTGACATCCGCTAGATAGTCCAAAAGTAACATTAGCTCCGTCTGCACTAAGATTTGTATATACTTTAATCTTTTTTACCGAGTTCCAATTTACTAAATCTTTAAAAGCAATAATGCCACCACCACCATCAGACCCGACTAATACTCTTGGTCGATTCTTGCCATCATAACCCCATCCACTAGAACTAACAAACCCTGTTCTTTCAGCTACATTAAGTGCGTTAGCTGCTACTGTTACCTTTGTTATACTAGTTGTCGTACAAGTAATATCCCCACTATCGTATTGAGAAGTAGCTGGAGGTGTCCATACCCATGCTCCTGGAAGTGGATTTTCTATGCAAGTAAACTCATATACAATTCCATCTGGAGGTATTGTTACTGGAGTGTTTATTGGTAAGTTGTTTATTCTTCCTCCAACATTTGAAGGGAATAATACAATAGAAATAGCTCCCATATTTACTATTTTAGTGCTTTTACCTGTTTTTGGTTGAGGTAATTTAGCTGCATAATCAGAACTTGTAACTGTTGTAAAAACATTTACTCCGTATTCTAATATGCTAGTAGTAGTTTCATCTGTATTTTCAGCAGCTAAAGAATCAATTACTTTTGAAATAACTGAAACGATTGGAGCTTCTGGGTCTGTTTCATCTACAGAAATATCTGTTCCTGGAATAATATTTCTTACTACATTTTGGTTAGGGTCTGGAATATTTGGACCTGGAGTAAAAGGTAAATGATTGTGTTGTTCGTAAGGATTTGGGCCTGCCATAATTTTTTAATTTTAATTGTGTAAATTTAATGACTTATTTTTAATATTTATGTATTTAATTCTTTTTCTGCAATCTTTTCCTTGATATTTTGCTTATATCTCACATCTTGAGCATCCTCTGAATGACGTAATTTTTGCTCTTGTAATGCCATAGCATTTTCTCCTTTTAATTTTTCAACCTCTAATGGAATATTAATACGTTTGAGTTCAAGTTCAGATTCAATCTGCAGTCTTTCAGCATTTGCTTGTTGTTGCATACGTGATTGCTCCATAGCATTTTTCTCACTTTCAGCTTTCAATTTATTTATTGCAACTACTCCTTTCTCTAAAATTTCCTCCGCTTCCGCAGCACTTTGGCTATTTACCATCTTCATTAATGCTAATGCAAAGTTTGGATCATTCACAGTTGGTAATAACATTTGAGCAGTTTGTACCGCAACATTCTTTTGTTGTTGTTGTTTTAGCTTATTTTGAACTACTAATCCATATCTATTCAAATACCAATTTGTGTCTTTTGAAAGGTTGAAAAAGTTTTGTCCACGCTCACCAATGTAGTATTTAACCTTATCTGAATCTTTCCAACAAATAGGAAATAAATTACATACTTCTTGCAGTGATGATTGAATTACACTATACCACGTAGAAATGTATGGATATAAACTCATTTGTGCTTGTTGAATGGCATTTTGTTGTGTGCCTAATCCGGTGTTTGAATTTACAATACCCATATATCCCTCATTTAACCCCGTTACCAATAACATACTTGTATCTAGGAATTGGATAAATCTCATTAAGTCAGACACTGCCTGACTTAATCCCATATCAATTTCTTTTGGCTGAATTATCTGTCCTCCATTGAGTTGCATATCGCCCTCTTTGGCTGAATTTACTCGGTATACTCCATAAGCCATCATATTGTAGTGATTATCCAAAGGATTATCCTCTGTAGCTTCATCAATAATTAATATTTTACCTTTTGCTTGACCTACTAGCCTATCAATAGAATAAAATGCATTAATCTTCATTGATTCCAAAGGTTTCAACAAATCTACAAGGCAAGGATGAAGTCCATCTATAATCCCTTTTATTGGCAACTCTCTTTCACTTGGAGTATCTTCTGAAACAATTTGATTAGGCATTTCTCTGCATTGGTAGTATATTTTACTTGCAATTCTAGTACACTCCCAAACCGTATTAGTGCATCTTTGCTCATACTTATCATTAGGACTTAGCTTGTCATCATCTCCAACGAAATGTACATGAGGGTTATCCTCGTCTAATTTATTAGGAGTTATTTTGCATTTTACCCATTTGATTGCTTTGAAATAAATCTTGTAACAATCAATGTATAAAGTATCTTGCTCAATAAACCAATCACATCCATCTTTCCACGTCTTAGCCATTGCAGATGCTCCTACATTACCAAAGTTCTCCATTAGTCCATTAAGATATTCTACATCTTCTTGGCTTAAATTTGGACACTTATCAATAATTTCTTGTGGAGTAGCTGAATAGTAATATCCTGCATATCTACCTTTATGAATAAATGGACTTGTGCTATCTAAATCATAAATCAAATTTTGAGTAGGAATTACATCTAGTTCGGGGTCTTCCAATCCCTTATAAATATCTACTGCCATTTTGCCTGTAACAAAGTAGTTCCAAAGTAATTGATTAGTAAGTTTATACTGCATACCTTTCATGGTATCAGTCAATATCCAACGTAATGCTTTAGATAAATTTATTTCAGCTTCTGTTTGGTATTTAGAATAATCCACACCTTTTATTTTCTCAATATCCTCTGGCTGAATTACATCTAGCACGTCAATAGGCGCGCCTAAAATTTCATTAATACCACTTTGTTGTCTTACAAATCTTGCAAGTTTTTCTGCTCCAATCTTTGAAACTTCTTCAATCTTTTCTTCATATCCCTCTTTATTGATAACCGAAACAACATAGTCTAGTTCTTCACTAGTATATTTCCCAATAGCCTTATTCAATAAATGAGCAATAGTGTTTACTTGTCGGATTCTTCCTGGTAAAACTCTATCTGGAGTATTAGGATTTACGTATAATTTAGTAACATAATCAAAGTCGCTTTCAGGCACTGTGCCTTTTGCGTAATTGATATTTTCTAAATCTCGCTCATTATAGCAGTTTTGGCCACGAAGAATTATTGCATCAATGGCTTGTTTTGCCCATTCTAATTGTTCGTCCTTTTTCGCAGGAACTACGTTACTAAAATTTCTCATATTATCGTGTCATCATTTTCTGTTGCTCGACTGTACTTATTACTATCATCTTATTTCCACTATGTATTGTATATGGAATAAATGGTTTTTCTTTTTTCTTTGGCATAAACTCTGGTAGCATTTTTATGTTTTCAGATGCATGAAGTACCGACCAAATATATGCCATAGCTAAATCCACATTTTCTGTCCCAAAGTTACTTAATTCATCTAACAATTCAATAAAAACATGATTTTCCCAATTGCTATCAAAATCTTGAACGGCAATTTCAGTTGCAGTAGCAATAGCTTGCGATGTTGGACTTACTCCGTATCTTGCAGTATTATTTTTACTATACACATTATCCAATAAACTAGGTCTAGTTTTTAGATACTTGGCTGCATTCCTTTTTACAAAATAATCTTTCCAATCGTCCTCCGTATGCTCAAATAGTAATTGGCAATCATAGTACATTGCAGTGAGCATACAATCCTCAAAGAACATATCTTTTGTTTTGGGTCTATTATGATAAATACAAATAGGCAAATTCCCAATTTCGCTTAATCCGTTGAATGGCCTATAAATCACTATAGCACCTTTTGATGTAGCAAATTGTCCACTATCTCCTTTACGATATGGATCTACTGCACCCACATCTTTATTAATCAAACCTTTTTTCGGATGCATATAAATTTTCCATCTACCATCTAGGCACTCTGCAAATTTTATACTTCCATCTTTATTGTCTTTATATAAGTTTCCAGTTTTAATTTGACTTTCAATAGCCTTATTAGTCATAATATCGGCTATTTGTGAGGATATGTAGTTTGTATTAAATGGACTTTGATTAATCGATACAAACATTTCCTTTTCAGTTAAAGGATAGTTTTGCATTTCAATAGTGAGAATATCGTCTTTTAGTCCTTTTCTTCTATCAAGCACCCACTTTTCAGCACCATCCATATCACTATCTCCATTCTCTTTCACAAATCCCCATAAAGCTTTGTTTGCAGGAATAAATAGTTTTTCAAAGCCATAATCATTGTGATTAAACCACAAAGTTCTAAAATCTTTATATCCATGGTTGAATGCATTTGACGTACCGCCAGCTATGATAGTACCAAACTTTTTTGCACCTTTTTGTAAATTTGCTCTTGATGTTTGAATAAGTTTTAATGGGTCTTTAATCTCCCCAAACTCCTCTAGCCCCATAACCTTAAAACGTCCAGATTTACCTACATCGGCATTTACTACTTCAAGCATAGTGAGTGAAGATAAATTGCCACGTTCTGTTTTTCTACCCGTTTCTTCATCAGTTTCAACCCAACCATATTTTAATAAATCAGCATTATTTGAAAGACCAGGGTCTACCTTAAAATCATCTAGTAAATGTTGCCAACCTAGTTTGTACTTATTCTTGAATTGTTGCTTTGCTGGAGAAGTACCACTAGGAAACAACATTATGATGTGGTTATCCTTGAAAAAATGAGTTTCGTATAGTGAAATATTTGCTAAATCGTAACTAAATCCTTTATCTCTACCTTTACCAACTATCAAATCTCTTTCATTTTCATAGCAGTAATCGAGTAAATCATATAAGTCTTTTTGAGCGTCTACATAGTAAGGACTAATCATTTTTTCACGACTATCTCCATCTTCTAAGTGAAGTATCTTGAAAAAATTTAGTTTGAAATATAGCCTACCAGTGATAGTAGTGCCACCATGCGTATATCCGTTAAGAATGTAATGTAATTGTTCTTCGAGCCATGAGAACCATTGTGGACTATCCCTTTTATAATCAGGGATTCCATATTTTATAACGGGCGAAAAGTCGGTGTAATTTACACTCAAAACTTTTTATCTATTTTTCTCCTCTATGAATGAGAGGCTACGATTCGACTTGACTTTCCCAACAACATCTTTAGCAGACGTATCGGCACTTTTATTTATTTCACCAACAGTTGTGATAACGGTCGGTAGTTCTTTCATTATTGTAATAATATCCTTTAGATTGTCACTACTTACAACCGCTTCTCCATCTATATAACTACTTAGCAATTTACCGCCTTTAAGGTATGATTTTCGGAGTTTATTTTCTTGTGTATCGCAAATCTGTTGATACTTTTTTATTGCATTTTTAAGGACTTCTACATCAAATTTTTCCTTTCCAAATACTGATGCGTAAACTTCATCCCTACGCACAGATTCAGATTCCTCATAAGCAAATGGACTTGTAGGGTCTGCATATAGAATTATAAATGCAATAGCATTTGCTCCATGTTTTTCTAGTATATTCCTAAATTCAACATAGTAATTGCAGGTATCTTCATCTACCTCCCATTTTTTCTTACTTTTGTTGAATTTAGCAAATATTACCATAGTTTATCTACCGGGTCTATTAACTCTAGCATCTTTTGTGCCACTACAAGCGCAGTTTATCTTTGCTTTTTTAGGCATTAAAGAACTACCAGTGTCTTTTAGTTTAACAACGGGTGCTTTGTGATTTTTTTTTGGATGTTCGTATGTTGGCATTTTAATGAAATTTAAACCCTAGTTTATTGCTTAGGTGAGTTTTTAAATCACTTATACTCATAGCTATATAATATTTGTGAGTACCAAATATTATCATAGTCTTATTTTCTACTTGCTTTCCTGAATCTTCATAGGTACGATACGTTCCACCTCTAACGTGGTCTAGTGGAATATTTGATAGCTTTTCTTTAGAGATGTTGTTGGCATCCCTATGGAAAGTCTTTAGTTCTATAAATTCGTTATTGTTTTCCATCTACAAAAATATTTAAGAATGATAAATCTGTTGGCACATTCAAGTCGCTAAGTTCTTCATCAGTGAAAAGAATAACTTTTATTTCAATCGGAGTTCCTTGAAGTGACTTCATTTTTTCTACATACTCATCCTCTCTTGTGATGTCTTTTTGCAAGTATTTCATTACTTCGCCCTCTTTTGGAAAGTATTGCTCACTATCAGCATTTACTAAAATCATACCTTGTGGAGTAGATTTTGCTCTAAATGTACCACCTGCAAGTCTTTTTTCTTCTCCCTCGCCCTCATATACTTTTTCAGTAGTAACTTGATTCCACCAAACTGGCGTTTCGTCTTCTACTACGATAAATTCATCCACTAGTTCTCTTTCTTTCTTGATGTATGCATTTGCATTTAATTCAAGAATTTGAATGTTTTTCTGCAATTTTCTTGCAGTACTAGATTTCATACTTCGGTTCATATTTGAGAAATCTATTATGTTCTCTCTAATACTTCCTAGTAAATCTCTAGGTAAGACCATTAAATCAACCTGTGTTGGTTCACTTTGTCTTTTTCCCATTTCCACTACCTTTCCTTTTGCTTTTACTTTTGTACTTTTTAACTCTTCCATGTTTTAACTTATTTTTGTTTTTAAATATATTATTAATTCTAATTCTCTCTAATCTGTAGAACAAAACGTATTCAATGCAAGATAAGATAAAATTATATTTGTATTCATAAAGATTAAAATGTCTTTTGACTTTAGCCTTTATAGAAGACTTTATAATTTTTTTCTTTAATTCACTATCACTTACGTTTGTTGGCAAAACTACTAATTTTATTTAACTATGCAAAATTAATTTATTTATTCCTAAAACAATACCTTTATTTTGTAAAATTTTAAACCTTTCCGTTTCTTCTCCATTAAACAATATTCTAGGATTTATCATAAAGGAGTTAGATGATAGCTTTACAAGGATGTTGGATCTTGATAAAATAGATATAACTTGATTAATATATTTCATATTACATTTAGCTGCTATAATGTCTTTTTTATTTTTGTCTATGGATATTACATTGGTATTATATTCAGTATATTGAGCTAATTCAAATAATACTCTATATTGGCCATGAGTAAGAAGTTCTAAATATTCACTACCCTCTGCATAGTACTTAATGAACTTAGCATACTTCATAGCTTGTTTAGTAACCCACATTTTGTCTGTTACTTCGCCAGTTTCCTGGTTCACGCTATGCTGAATGAAAATATTTCTTTTTGACCCCACTATACTATAACTTAGTGCGAATATAGTAAAAAATAAAAAAAGCACCACAATAAATTGCAGTGCTTTAGTCTAAAATATAAATATATGGAACTGCAAATATACAAAAATATTCTTAAATCAAAATTAAAATATTCTATATGTAAAATTACTTGCTACTCGTACGTATCTAAATAATTTATTATCACGTATTATGTACATTGATGCTTCTTTTTGATATCCGCTATTTTCATATTGTATGTGCAATTCTTTAAGTCCTAAATCTTGCATAGCTTTCCATACTTGCTTCCAACTTCTAGTTAAATCAATATCGCCATACCACACTACTCTACCTTTAGGAGTGTAAATAAATGAGTTAAATATTATTTCATTGTTTGGGTATGCTTTTCTATATCCACTCTTTGAAAATGAAATTATCCTACCTGCGAATAATTTATGCTTCCTAAAAGCAATTAATTCTTTTTCTTTTGTTTTAGCTTTCTGTTCCATTTTCTTCTGTTTTTTCTACATAAAAAGTTTCATCATAAATCTCATCTACATACCTTTTTGCAATCTTTTTACACTTCTTAATTGTGCGCTCCTTAGTAGCTTGTTGGCTTTTAATCATGGGGTCGCTTTGCTCAAATAATTCATGTGCCAAAGATATTACTTGCATATTTTCAGTTCGAGTAGGAGCTTCAAATTCAAAATCTATATCTTCTTCCAACTCTTCGTCAATAACCTCGTCATCTTGATATTTTTTAGTAAATATAAAGTAAGTTAGCCCTAAAACCCAAATAGATAATATTATTAATGATAGTATCATTATAGTACTTTACCTTTTAATATTCTTTTGTTTTGAACTTCAAAATTGCCTTTAGCATCTATATCTACTATTGCAAAGCCGTGATTCCATTTGTTTATAGGCATATATTCAGGATTCAATTCACATAAACATCCTAAACTAAATGTTGTAGTCAATTTGCCCTCCAAATTACTTTCTGAATGTTCACTTGTTTGGTGGTTATGCCCTTGCATAGCTGATACCTTAGCTTTTAAAAATAAACCCCTTGCAATGTTTACAGGACTAAATACACCTCCTGCAAATTCATGTCCATGCAATACGTTCAAATGTCCTAATTTTATAATTCTTTTTTCACCAATTATTGTAACATTTTTGGCTCTTTTTTTAATTATTTCTTCAAGTTGAAACTCCTCCACATCAGCTATTTCTCCTGCTTTTTGCCAAAGGAAATGATTATATCTTTCTTCATGGTTCCCAATTTTTAAGTAAATTTTGCATTTATAGATATTGTTAAGTATATCCATAAATTCTTCAAATGCTTTTAACTCCTCTGCAAAATTTCTTTTCTTTGGGTCTTTGCAATACCTACTTAATCCAAAGAAATCTAGGACATCACCATTAAGTAAAATAGCATCTATCTTCATTTTCTTCGTATAGTCAAATACAGCAGTTAATGCACTAATAGAGTGATATGGAATATGAATATCTGAAAGTACTAATACTTTACTAGCTTTGATAACAAATGGAGTAAAACTTGTTTCATCTGACGCAGGAAGTTTATAAGGATTCATTGGTTTAGGTGCAGTTTTATTTTCGGCATCCATCTTAACAACTCGCTTACCCATATTTCCTGTTATGCCTCTAATTATGCTTCTAGTAGCTTCTATGCTCTCAAACATTAACGGATTATCTTTGACTATAATCCTAGCTAATTTAGCGTTTGGAAAATTTGGAAATTTCTTTAAATAAGTTCTACATATATCTGTTTTTGTCATTTTTTTTGACTATTGGTTTCGCAAATATAAACATTATTTATTAAAAACAAAATAGGGAGTAATAAAATACTCCCCATTAACCAAAACAATAAAAATGAACGTGTAAATATAATAATTAATATTTATATTTGCTTGGTGAAAATTATAAAGATAAAATACTTTAAAACTGGTATGCTTAACAAATTAGATTCAGTTGAATTATTTAACGGAATAAGCACTATTTATAACTCATACGATAGGATTTATTTAAAATTGAATAATAGTCAATGCAGTATTGAATTTATAAAGTACTTGTATCACTACTTATGGAGCGAATATGGAATAGATGAGGTTATGAATAAAATAATAGTAGAAGATAGCAAAGTAATGAGTAAAATAGAAGTAATCGGTAGTATTTACGCTTAAATTATATAAAATGAAAATATATAAAATTTACTTTGAAATTTTTGGCAAAAAGATGAAGTACGAAGTAGAAGCTGAAAGCAAAAATGATGCTATAAATAAGTTGAAAAACAAGATAAACATTATAAAAATTAATGAGGGAGTAAATGAGGGAGTAAATGATGATGATGTACTTGATAATTTAAAGAATATGTTTGGAATGAAGTAAAATATGAAAAAAAGAACTAAAAAAGAAATTGAAAAGGATATTGCAACGTACATGCAATTAATTATTATATTTGAAAATCAAAAGGACTTTGAAGCAAAAGGACGTTCGCAGTTGAATTTACAAAAATTAAAAATAGAATTACAATCATGCAAATAAAAGAAAATCTTTTAAAAGCTGGATATAAAATAAGTGATGAACTAGAAAGCGCAATTTCAAAAACTTTTGAAACTTACAAAGTAAACACTAGATTAAAACAAGTGCATTTCTTAGCACAAATAATCCATGAAAGTCAAGCATTAAAAAGAGTAGAAGAAAATCTAAATTACTCCGCAGATAGATTACTTGTTGTTTTTCCAAAGTATTTTAATAGTACTACTGCAAAGCAATATCAAAGGAATAGCACTGCAATAGGTAGCAGAGTTTATGCCAATAGAATGGGCAATGGTGCAGAAACTAGCATGGATGGATATACATATCGAGGTCGTGGATTTATAATGAATACAGGCAAAAGTCAATATGAATTACTTACTAAGGAATTTGGAGTGGATTTTGTAAGCAATCCAGACTTATTGAAACAACTACCTTACTCAATGCTAAGTGCAGGGTTTTATTGGTATAGAAATAACCTAAATATCTTAGCAGAACAAGATAAAATAAAAGAAATAACCAAAAGAATTAATGGTGGCTATATTGGACTTGATGATAGGATAAAAATATTGAATAAGTTAAAGAAAGTTTTTTAAGTCAAAAACTTGACATTTGATACTTATGAATAATTTATAGTGCAACTTATCGAGCAGGTTATAGTGTTGATTATTACTTACTATATTTACCTTTATGTAGATATTAATCATCATTGTAGAATTTATAACCTATATATGAGTATTTTATCCTACAATTCGCAATTCGCGAATCACGAATTTACTTTTTAAAAAATTCATGCAACACTTTCACATCTCCCAAATTTTCCAGCTTTTGCGCTTCTAAATTTAACTTATGCAAATTTATAACTTGATTGCTCAATCTACAAATTTCTTTTGATTTTAACACCTCTGTATCTAAATTCTTTTCAGATTCAATTTTCTTTATTTGCCCTAATAAGGCTTTATTTAGTTCATTTAACATATCTACTTAGTTTTATAATATTTCTTTGAATTTCGATTAGTTCTGGAGTTATTTCAGAGCGTTTGTATCCTTTTCTATTCACTAGCACTTCCTTAATGTAAATATCGTGCAATTCTTTTTGATATTTAGCTCTAAAATGGACTTTACTTGCATATACTAAGTCTGGATTTTTAGCTCTCCATTCCTTTTGCTTTGCTTTTATTCGTTCTTTATTAGCTTGGTAGTATAGTTGCCTCTTGTTCATTACTTTTAATCATTTCAAGTACATTTTCATAAGTAGATTTTTCAACACCAGTCATTCTTTTGATTTCAGCATCTTTTGTATTTAGATTTTTGATGTACTGAATTTTATCCATAATATCATACTTTAAATTATCAATAGGAAATGCTACAATGGGTTTTTGTATTTCAGTATTTTCATCTACTTGTATTTGTTCTTGTCCTATATAAGCATTGAATTTTTCTAAGATATTCAAATAATGCAAGTACCCAGTATCTTTTAAATCTAATAATACTTCTATTTGATTACAGGCATGAATAACAGTAGAGTGGTCGCGTCTTCCAAACATTTTACCAATAGCATAAAGCGTTCCTGCTCTATTTATTTTTAGTATGTACATTGCAATATGTCTAGCTAATACTATATGCCTTAGCCTTGTTTTACCTTTTATTTCATCAATAGTGCAATTAAATTCTAAACAACATAAATGAATAAGGTAGTCTATATGTTGTTCAAACACTAATATATCTGGACTTAATTTGTTATTGAATACTAAGTGTACATCATTTATAAAGTGGTCTATATTATATTCTTGTCCATTCTTGCGACCTCTGATAAGCCATTCTCCTATCATTTTAACTTGTGAGTAATTTTCTTGTTTCATTTTTGTTTATTTTAAAATATTTAATAATTTCTTGTATTTCTGGAGTGTCAAGTAAATGAGAATTATCTTTGCAGATGTCCTTAATTACTTGTTCTATTGAGTTACTTGTTTGTTCTTTTTGCCATTCAGCACCAACTTTGATACATTGTTCAACTAATCCATCTTCACTTCTTTCAATCATGTCTACATATTTTTTAGAAAATATTTCTAATTTTCGTTTATCTATCATTTTCTTTTTATTTTTAGTTTAGTTTTTTTAGTTAGTTCATCATAAATTGATTCAAAGAATAAATTTGAAGTCTTAAATAATTGTCTATTTGATGGAATATTCCATTTTTCGTGCATTTTTTCTAAAAACTTAATTCTATTCGTTTTGAGCCTTTGCTCATATTTTACTATTTTACTTTTCATTTCCTATCAATTTATTATAGGTTTTTAAAGCATCTTTTCTTTTCATCAACTGATGTTGTACGTATGAATAAGCTCTACCATGCTTATTTTTAGCAGTTATCATAGTAGAATTTAACTGAATACCATACTTAGTAGTTAAATTGCTTATTCTTGAACGGAAACCCCACATATAAGGTAAATCTGCATTGCTTATACTTTTCTTTGTGAGCAGTTCATAAAGCACCTCTGTTAGTGCAGTTGTTGGTTTTGCTAGTTTCATTTTTATATGTTTATATTGTTTAATGGTGAGTTTATTTTACTTATAATATTTGTAGATACATGAGTATATAATTGGGTTGTTTTTATTGAGTTATGTCCAAGTTCCTTTTGTATGATTCTTAAATCTGTTCCTTGCTCTAATAATGCAGTAGCGTGTGAGTGTCTGAATTTATGAGGACTTACTGGACTTTTTATGTTTGCTTTTTCTTTAAATGATTTTAAAAACAAACCAACACTTCTTTTGCTATATTGAGTATGTGATAAATCATTTTCAAACAACCATATTTTAGTTTTATATTCTCTCCAATAATTTGTTATTAATTGAAGTAGGCTATCATTTAGTGGCACAAATCTTTCTTTATTCCCCTTGCCTATTATTCTAATAGTCTTTTCATTTCTTCTAATATCACTTAATTTAATGCCTATTAATTCGGATATTCTCACTCCAGTACCATAGAGAACTGCCATTACACACTTGTGTTTCAAGTTGGAACACACATCAAACATTTTCTGTACATCAATTTGATCTATAATAATAGGTAATCTTCTTTCTTTTTGAGGAAAAGGAACTCTATCTATTTTATTAGGCATATTCACGGTTAGCTTGTAAAATGCTTTTATTGCACATAAGTTTGCTCTACGAGTATTTATAGTTTTAAAAGAAAGCAAATATAATTTAATAGAATCAGTACTTATTGATTTAGGCTCTTTTTCATTTTTAAAATGTTGTAAAAAATTAACAACACAAGAAAAATAATTATTTCTAGTTTGCAAAGAATTAGAATATTTTAACTCTAAATCAATTCTAAATTTATTTTGATACTTTAGAAAATCCATGATATATATTTTTGATTATTAATAAATTGTGAGTATTGAATACATATACACGTTAGGCGAGATTGCTAACAGCATCCGAAACCAATTTACGTATTTTCTTTTTGACTGATTTTTTAACTTTCCTATATTCATCTTGGTAGTTATCCGCACACCAAACTTCATTAACATATTTTACCGCTTCATTTTTAATAACCGTAGCATACCATCGCATTTTAAAGCCATTTGCAGTTACCATTACCTTATATGTAGTTTGGCTTGAAGAGAAAGCAACCTCGCCTAACAGCACATTTGCAATAGGCGGGGTTCCCTGCTCCGTTGAAAGTTTTTCGTTTTTATTAAGTTCTGTTTTCATATCAATTTTTTTAGTTATTAATCCCGCCCATCGCAAATATGCAAAACGTTAGGCACAATTTAAGACTGTCCAAATCTACCTTTGTCTATATAAATCAACAAAGTGTCTTGATATGTTCCCATATTAGGTCTTACCATTACTGATAGTCCTCGTTCAATTATTATATTTACTATCTCACTTTGCTTTTCAACAGAATAATCAAATTCAGAGTTATGTTCAAAGTAAGGTATTAAATCCCGTTCTTTCCAATAAGCTACTACTATTTTTTTCATAAGAATAAAAACTGTGCCTAACAACGTATATAAGAGATACGCCAATAAGCGGTTATACATTTATTTAAGTTTATCGGTGGCGTACCTCTCATATACGCAACCGTTATGCGCTATTTTATAACAATCTCACCTTCCCAAACACCCCAAGAAGAATTTTCCCTAAAGTATTTAATGTGTGTAATTGTATCTTCGGTAAGTAGCCACATATTACTTTCTTTCCAAGTAACATTCAATACTCTTTCATTCGCCTTTAGGGTAATTTCTTCTTTCCCTCCAAAGGTTCTTGCTCTTTTGTTTTTCGTGCAACTGCTAATAAAAACAGCGCATAACAGCACACTTGCAAAAGCAAAGGCTTTAATAGTAAATTGTAACTTTTTCATTTCTATTTTATTTATTGGTTAATTGATAATTTTTCTTTCTAATTCTTTGCCTTCGCAAGTCTGCAAAACGTTAGCAAACATAAAATTATGAAGCAATATTTGTGATTGCAATCACTTTTAAGAGTTCCTCTGCTAACTTTGTTCTACCATAAAAGCAATTATCACAACTGCAAGTTTTGTTGTAACCTAACTTTTTAGAAACTCTTAAAAGTTGTGCTTTGTGGTCTTCAATATCTTCATCATCTGCTGTGCAATCAGGGTTTCTTTTATCATAGTAACAAAGTGATTGCAAAATTTCTTCTGTGTTCATAATTTTACGATTTGCTAACAAGGTATATATGCAATACCCTATTAAGATTTGTACTAAATTTAAAGTTTTTGCATCGGGTACTGCATATATACCCAACCGTTATAAGTAACCCTATCTGGTCGCTTCGCTTACTTATAACAGCAAATAGGCTCAATTTTTAAGCTAATCTTCATGCTCTGATTCAACTTCAAAACTTTTAATAAACCTTGATTTTAAATCTTCACGAATTTCAACTTTTAAGTTTGCCATCATTTCTTCAATACCATCTTGAAAATCATTCCAATTTTCGTATTCATAATCAGGTATCGTAATTGTTACTTTTATTCTTGCCATTTTATTGATTTTTTATATTAAACCGCCTAAAAACTAAGCCTATTCGCAAACCGTTATAAAACATTAAAACGATTTTATAACAAAAGATATATGAAATGGGAGGTGGGAGTCGAACCCACTATCTCCACTACTCACACTTATACCATAGTTCTCCTGAGGAATCGAACCTCCTTGATGCTCCCACTTCATATATCTTCAACCGTTGAGCAAAATTGCTCCGTTAATCAATTATTTCTTGATTAAGCAATATTTTATTTTCACTAACAAATGCTTGTGCGTACAAGTATATCTGATTTGCTTTCTCAATATTCTTCTTTATATGAGGTATTTCTGATCCACCAATATAAACTTGAATTGTAGGCTTGCAAAATACCATAATTAAGTATCTATATAGCAAATCATACTGCCTGTCATCTAGCTTAAATTCATTTTTTAAGTTTTTCAAATTCTTGCTATAATTTATTTTTTTTGCTTTAAGCATGAATTTCTTAAAGTTTTTTGTGCCTTGCGATTCTATTCTCATAAATAATCTTTTAAATTTATAATTTTATTAGTAGGTTTAATTGTATTCATGTACTCCCTAGCTTTAATGATACACTCATTTCTTTGTTCAATTCTATCTTGGCTAAATGGATGCTCAATCATGTGAACTCTTTGCTCTTTTGGTATCTCTTTGAAATCATCAAACCATTCAATGAAGATATTTGTAGATTGCTGACAATATTCTTCTAGTCCTTTACGAGTAAAGATATGATTTTGTATTACGGACTTCACTTCTGGGATTCTATCATCATAAATATCTCCACCAGGATTATATAAATCTACTTTATAAGATAATGTTCTAATTTCGTTGTTTACAAGTTGTATTGGAGTATCTATCAAGCAATGGCAAATGATTGAATTTTTGCTATCCCATAGCTCCATATAGCAATCCATTTGACTTAGGTATATTGCATTGGTGCTTTCTAGTAAATGTTTTCTAAATGATTCTAGGCTAAATGAGTTTTTAATATCTAGGATAATGTCAAATTTTATATCTCTTTTCCCTGTTACCCACTTGTTCGACTTTCTTTCATCATCTTTTGTGAATAGTATTCCGGCAACAGAAGAAAGTAAATCTCTTGATTCTTTTTCGCATATAATACCTTTTTTGAAATACTTAGTATCTAGTAAGTTTTTTCGGCCAGTAGTTTCATAAAAAACTATATCGGCTAGAGCATTTTTTGCAGTATCTGTGAATTTGATAATCTTTGATTCATTGTCTTTGTGTCGTAAAGATATGTACTCTGCATCTTGGTTGGCAGTCAATGACTTACCATTACCAATAAATCTTTGATGTAGTTCCTCAAATTTAGCCTTTTGATTCTCAGTTAAAGGATTTGATGAACAAATGATATTCCCAACCATGTGGCTTCTGAATAGGTAATCGTTAAAATCCATTTTTCAATTTATTAAATAGTGGATAATACTTAGTTTGTTCTTCCTCATTGAGCATAAAGTAAACTGCATCTACTTCATCTGCATTTTCGCAGTTTGTAAGCATTAATGCAACATCTTTGAATACCGTTTCTTCAATAACTACTTCCTTAAATTCAGTAGCATTATAAACATCTTGTGCAATACCTAGCATGGATGCACATTTTTTAAGTGCATCTGATGCAGCTGATTTTAAGTCGTTACCTAGAGATAATGGAATATTGCCATCTTTTCTAAACATAATATCCTTATTTCCGAATTGAGTTTTAGTTATCGTTCTAGTTTGCTCGTCTTTAACTATTCTTACGGTTAATCTACCTTTACAAATTACCTCTTTAGCTTCTATGTTTACTATTTGCTCTGTAACTTCAAAATCCCAATCCCAACCAAACATAAGGTTTAGTGCTTTTTGGATATAGCCTACTGAAACATAGTCCCACGTTCCACCACCTTTGGCTGGTCTTTTACGTTTGAATTTCTCTGGAGTAGGTCTAAGAATGAATTGCAGTTGATTTTCAGAAAGTAATTGCGAATCGCATAAAGTTAAATCGCTTTTCTTAATTAGTGCTAATTGTGGCTTGTTGTCTGACATTTTTTAGTATTTGTGTTTTGATTAATTAATTTGATTGTCTTGAATCTTCTAGTCTTTCAATCCCTAGTTCCTCTTTTTTATCAGAATCACTCATTGGAGTTATCTCATTGCAAGTACACATTTCTAGCTTGTTAGATTTTAGCATAAAATAGCTTTCAAATTCTCCTGAATGTTCGTTGTTTACTATCTGTGCATCAGAGTTGCTATAAGCCAATTCTAAGGCATTTAGATTGTTTTGTGATAATCTATTAGCTTGATAAACTAAATTGATTTTTTCAACGTATGGATAGCGTTCTAGTATAGATTGTAGTTCTTCTTCTAGTTTAATGAAGTTGTCTAAGTGATTGTATTTATTTTTGTCCATAATATTATTTTTTAGCAGTGCAAATATAACTAAATTTTATTAAATGCAAAATATTTTTCATTAATAATTTAAGAAAATTTAGATTGTGTTTTGATTTTCTTTGCTAGAATTACCTTTTCATAGTGAGTTTTATTGATTCTAAATTCCTCAAAGTTTCTTTTTACTCCGTAAATCTTAGAGTGCATCCAGTATGCGTACTGAATAGAGTAATTGAGTTTATCAATTTTAGCTTTTATGATTCTACCAAGTAGTTCTGTATTGAGAAATGGCTTATCTTTTACATCAGAATTACTTAGGTTGTAATTGATTAGCTGTTGTCCTGGTTTGTAAATCATACAACTTGCATGGGGCAGTCCAGAATATGTGTCTTTTGGGTTTTGAAATAATATATAGTTTAGCATGATATTAAAATTGTTTGATTAGTTAAATTATAGCCTTTTTTATTGAGGTATTTCAGTGATTGTTCTTTTTCTTCTTCATTCAGGTACTTGTATAGAGCTTCTAGTTCAAAGGTTTCATTAAGACTAGCTTTCAACTCCATGTGTTTGAAATATAGCTTTAAAGTGTGTGTTTTGTGTTTACCTATTGTGGCTGGGAGCTTCGTAATTGTATTTGTATTTTCCATTGTAGCATTAGTTTTTTTAAGTTTTCGGTTGGATCATCAACCATTATTTGTTGCCATATTTTCTTATCTAGTAGCATCCTTTCGGCTTTAGCATCTAGTTTATCAATAATATCTAGTTCTGTAGTTTGATTACAGATACTTTGTGCTATAATTTTTGTGTCAAATATCATCTCTAGTAATTTTTTCGATTATCAATCCCTCGTATTTCGTGTATTTTGTGCCTATTGCACCTATTCTTATGCTATCTCCTACATTTAACTTATTTGGGTCTACAAACTTGCCTATAAATGCTTTAGCATTGTGGTCTGTGTTTAGAATTTCACCATCAGAAGCAATAAATATTACTTTCATATCTTGCCCTAAGTCTTTTAGATTTATTTTTGTGTGCATTGTTTTGTGTTTTAATTGAATAGATTGTAAATTACTGCTATTGCTCCGATGCAGAACGTAACGTAAATAAATGCTTTATATATATCCTTTTCCATTGTCTGTGTTTTGATTATTAAGATTGGTTTGATGTAAATGCCTCTAATACTTCTTTTTGTTGTTCCTCGTCTAGTAGTTGCCAAAAATCAGCTTCTTTTAATTCTTCTACATTTTCATAAGAATCTAGTTCACTTTCTAGTATATAATTTATTGCTTCTTCTGTTCCTCTCAATTCAAATATACCTTTCCAAAAGGTATAGCAATTATCAGTGCAATTCCCGTTTTGAATATCTGCATATCCTGCGAAATCGCATCCAGATTCCTCATATTCATATCTAATTACAAAAGACGGATATTGTTTGCTTATGTTTGTGATTAGGTCTAGCGATGGACACCATGCAGAATCTCCACTAATATAAAAGTTTTCATCTAAATATCTTTCTACATACATATCAAACCACCTTGCATCATCTCCATTAGATTTGTATTTTTCAACTAGATTTGAATATAGGTCCGTCCCATTTGTTTCAGTTTCTAAATTATTTATTTTAAAGAAATCATCTATCTCTTTTTTAGTTCCAGTAAATTCTATTGAGTTATAACAATTATTTGCCATGATATTTTATTTTGTGTTTTGTGAATATTTATTAAATTATTATTTGTTCCAGCTTAATTTTAATAGGGTTTCCCATTGTTGTGTTGTGTATAGTCCATATCTATCTCTAGCTTCATTTATAGATATTTTTAGAGTGCTTACTGCTAAGTGTAGGTATTTAGTATATAGTTCTATTGGAGGTAAGCTATTTTGGTGCTTATTATATGAATCAAAGATTCTATCTAGGTTTTTATTATACCTTTGTGCTTTCGTTAAATTTGCCATTTGTGTTTTGTGTTTAAGGTTTGAAAAAGAAGTTATTACAAGTATTTTCTAACTCGTTAAGTATAGCTTTTTGACTTTGCTCATCAAATTGGCATAGTACTTCATCATACAACCATTCTTCTTGAGTAAATATACCTTGTTGTCCATCAAAGTCTAGCACTATTATTTCTTCATCAGTGGTAGTTATTCTAAAGTGGCAGGGAAATTTTTTAATTGATTTTAAAGTTTTCATTTATTTAATTTTTGATTATTGTTTAAGAATTTGTGTTTTGTTTTTATGAATAAGATTATATTAAGCCAAGCATAAACGCTGCGTAATCAATAGTATCTTGACTTGCATGCCCGTAATATTGTGCATATTCGTTATATTCATTTGATCCGGAGTGGTCTATTATTAGTCTTAATTCTTCGTCGCTACAATCTTCAAGCCTACATACTATTGTAGTATTATAATCTCCATCAATGTCAATACATCCAGTGCCATCATTTACTACAAACAAACCTACTTCGCATCCATTATGGTCTACATATATCAATTGACCTAAGTTTAAACCAATATGTTTAAGTCTTTGATATTCTTTGCTTTCTGCGCTTTCTTTTTCCGAAGCAATATTAAGCAACTCCATTATATTAGTCCTATCTTCTATTTCTTTTGCAACGCTTTCGTAATTTTCAAAAGATATAAACAAATCGCTAACGTAATCGTCAATACATTTATCTGTGTCTATAAATTTCTTGAATCCTGAATTATGAAATCGTCCTCCTCTACCAATATGGAACGATACTAATGTATTTAATGTATTTTGGTCAAATACTTTTGTTTGACCATGTAAGTTTTTTATTTGATTTTTCATTTTTTTAATTTTTGATTATTGTTTAATAATTTGTGTTTGGTTATAGAATTTAATAAACTCAACTACTGCTTTGTAAACGGCTTCTATTTTGGTGCTAAAATCTTTGCCTGAAAGGTCTACTATCATATCTTCATCATTGTTAATGCTTACTGCTTTATTCATTATATCTACATAGTAGTTCATGCTTTCAATTTTTTCTACCACTACCATAAGCCAGTTCCAGTCTGTGTCAAAATTTAAGTCTTCAATGTGATACGCTATACCTTTGTGTATATAACAATCGTCTAACCTTTCTGTTTTTTGCGTTGTTAATAAAAACTCTGCTATCAATTTATTATTTTCTGTGTTCATTTTGTTTTGTGTTTTGTGTTTAAGGTTAATTTTTTACTTGTTGCCCTGCTGCAAAGAATTGATATACTCCTTTGTTTGTGAATACCGTACTTTTGCCGTCTTTATGACTTATAAATTTTAATACTTTTAACTCCTTAGCTTTATTTAAACAAATATCTTTTGTTAGTCTTGTTGGGCTTCCTTGTTTTGGTATGCTTTTATTTGTATAGCTTACGAAAGGATATTGTTTTAATGCTTTAAATAATATATCTGTACCATATAAGTCAATAAAGTTCATTAATTCTTTTGCTTGTTGTTGTATTTTATTTGTATCCATTATGTTTTGATTTAATTAATTAAAAATAAATATTTTCTATTTCCTCTTGAGTGTAATTTTTACCTATGTACTTTTGAGCTGCTTCAAGTTTTCTAAATTTTTTAATAGTTTCTTTGTCTTGCCAATGGTTTAAAAAGCTATTTTCTTTTATTATTGCTATATAGCCTCCTTTGAATATTTTTTCCTCGTCTGCTATCAAAAGAACATTATCTGTTAATGTTCTTTCCCTTAAAATAAATTTTTGCATTTTGTTTGTGTTTTGTGTTAATTAATTAAATAATTTATCTTGTACATAGTATGTAATTATATCCCTTATGGTATATCTTAGTTGTTCATCAGTCTTTTTAGCAAGTTCAATAATTAAGTTAATATTCTCGTATTCCTCGCCTGAATACTCTATAATACAATTTATCATGCTTGGCCTATTGCTTTGTGCAATTTCAAAAGTTAAACTATCTATAACTTCTGCAAATATATTTTTATCTGTTTTATTCATTGTTTGTGTTTTGTGTTATTGGTTAAATAAAATTGAGCTTCTTGTATTGTTTAGTCTTATGGTATCAAAAATACTTTTTTCTGTGGCTATATAGAATAAGTTAGTTTTTGGATTAGATAAGCAATAAGTATTTTTTATTGCTTCTAAAAACTGCTCTTTGCTTTGTGTTTCTGTTTTGACTAGATGTGCAAAATTTGCAATTTGATCTATGAATAAAAAGTTCAAATTAGTTGGTTTTATCTCTGTTTGTTCCATTGTATTATATTTTTAATGTTTTTCTAAATTTTTAACGTATTGAGGTATTGAATTTATATACGCTACATATCTACCTTGATTTATTAGCCTATCTTTGTAGTAAGGTGCTAAAATTAGCTTATTTTCTTGCAGTTGTTTTTATTGTTTATACTCGAAAATAAACAAAGCGTTTGCCTTTATATTGATTTTTCGGTGGATGCTGTATTGTTCTGCTATTGGATGATTTTGCATGATATGTGTTTTGTGTTAATTAATCTTCAAAGCCCTCTAATTCTTCTAATTTTGTGCCTATTGGTCTAAGTCCAAACGGCTCGTTATCTAGCCCAAAATCAAAAGTATAGCCTATTGCTTCCATTTCTTCGCACATATTGGCTGTGTCTTTATAGTCCATTTCGCTGCCGTCCCCTCCAAAATCATCAGCATACCTTTGTATTATTTCAGCTATTTCTTGTGGTTGGTTTTCGTAGTCTTAAAATAAGTCTTTCATATTTATAAATTTAGATTGTGTTTTGATTAATACGGCTATATTTCAAGCCGTTTATTAGTTTATTAATTTAGTTATTTTCTATATTGATAATGTCAGTTAATAGCCCGTTAAATGTAATTTGTTTGCTTAAATATTGGGAGCTTTTATCATGTGTAAATAATACCCTAAAGTATTTAGTTTGAATATCTGTTTTGTTATCCCATTTTGAAACCTTGCAGGGTACTGAATTTATAAAATTTTGTATTTCGGCTTCTATATCTTTATTTTTATTATTTGATTCTTGTACTATTTTAGCATTTAATTCTGCTTCTTTATCACAATAGCTAAACCAATCTTGTATCTTTTTATCAGTAAAAACGCCTATTTTGTTTGGCTCTATTAAATTACTTTCTTTTATTGCTAGTTCTCTTGTATTATACGAAACTTTTTGCACATCTTTATAATGCGAATAGTCAAGGCTAAAAGAATATTTATTTTGTCTATCTTTAACTAGTCTTAATAGATTACCCTTTGGGCTTAAAAATAATAGTCTTGAGTGTTCTATGTAATATAGTTCTACTTCTTGGGGCTCTGTGTTTGTATATTGTCTTTTACACTCCCAAAATAAACCATGTTCGTACTTTTGTAGCATTTCAGACGGCAAAGTATAATTATTATTTACTTTATCTAAATAATTAAAGGTATGTCCGTTTAATATTTGCGATTTAGTATACTCTCGTGGTATCTCATTAGATACATATAGATTCAATTCTACTGCTTTGTTTTTTAGATTTTTCATTTTTTTAAGTTTTTGATTTGATTAATTAAATTGTATTAGGTGTCATTTGTGCCAATTTTTCGCACTCTGTTTTATTTATAAAGCCTAATCTATGTAATTTATGTATAATTGAGTAGTTAGTGTGGAAAATCATATCCATACCACAACCTCCAATAGTAAAACCGTCTTTGTGTTTTGCTTCTGTATAGTCTAGTGCAATGAATAAACAATTATAATTTCTTTGGTAGTATTGTTTATTATTTCCTTTTTCGCACGATGTAAATTTAATTACTCTACTCATTCCAGAAGTTGAAACGCTTTTAATTACGTTAATCATTCTTTTCTCTTGAATAGCTTTAATGTAACATAAAGCATCATTAATAAAATTATCAATAGTATAGTATTTTAATTTTTTATCAATATTTTTATTGATTATTTTGTCATTACTTATTGATGCTTTGATAGCGTTTAATTTTTTAGCGTTCATTTTTTTAATTTTTAGTTTGATTAATTATTATTTGTTTTATTTGATGATGCAAATATAAATACATTTTTTTTATTAATGCAAAATATTTTTCAATTATTTTTAGTTTTTCAATGTTTATAAGGCTTTTAAGCACTAAAAAAGTTATATGTTGTAACATCTATTTAGATAATATTTGATAAAATAGCATAAAAAATGTACTTAAAAAATATATATTTTAATTATTAAAAGTTGCAATAAATACAAGTTTTATACTAATATCTGAAACCATTAACCAGGATACAACCAACAAAGCATATTTATACATTACAATCACTCATAGTGCGACCAAAGGAAGCACCATATATAAAAAAAATACCTTTTTAACCTATTTATATACTCTTTCATCATCTGAATAATAAAAATAAAAAAAACATACCTATTTAATACATTAGGCTTTATTTATTCAACCAACTAAGAAAAACACAAAGCAATGATTTATAAATAAAAATCATAACAACCAGCCAAATAAACTAAATGTTGATACGCACAAAATCAAACACAAAAACCAACCTAAAACCAAAAGTTTAGACATACCTAAATTTAATTATAGTACCACTATTTAGAATCATTCTAAATAAGAAATCATCCAAGCAATACAACAACCATTAATACTGCATAGCACTAAAATCCTTATTTAGAATTTGTTTAAATAACTATTCCAAAGAACAATATTCAAACAATAGCTTTTTTTTAGTTGAGGTATTTTGTAACAAAGACAAGGCTTTCAGAGCTTTTGAATTTATATTTAAAGATATTTGTATCAAACAAATTTCATTTTTGCATCATTTTTTATACAATAGCTATTTTGTATAGTAAATAGTACAGTGTCTTATAATAATATATTATGTTAAATAAAATATGTCAGTAAGTCAGTGATATTATTTAGATTAATTCTAAATAAAGCTATTTTGCTATTGTGATTTTAAGGTACTAAATTTAGATTATTTTTGATAGAGATATACAAACTATCATTGGAGCATATAAAGTCTTTAATTTGAGCAGATATATAAGCAGTAGGAAGCTATTACAATTCATAATGTAATTTACAATTAATAGTAGTCAATTTTAAAATGAATTTGTTTTGAAACTTTTTTCAAATCATATAGGGGGTAGTTTGGTTTTTGAAATATGTAGGAGGGGTAGTTAAGTACATACCTAAAAAGTTAGTGTGTATCATTAATTTTGATTATTGCTTTGTTGGTTAAATCTTGGTTGGTTTGATTGTTAGAATAAATTTAGATTGGTCTTGGGGTTTTTGTTATTTGGTTTTTTGGTGGTTGAGAAATTGTGGTAGAAAATTAAATAAAAAAAAATGATATGATTTGGTGGTTGATTTTTGGTTTTATGGTTTGGTTTATTTTTATTGGATTATTTTCTTTGATAAAAATGTGGATAAACTTAGGTTGTATTTTAGAGTATATAAGATAAGATAGGGGTTTCCTTGTCTGGCGTGGGTTTCAGAGGAAAATGATAGTTGTAGGAATAACATTGTTATTCGTAGGACTACGATTTGTAGTTGTAGGACTACGATTTTGGATATTTGTATGGTTAAAAATGTGGATAAGTGATTATTTAATATTGCGAAATATTTTTTGTTATTAGGATTTTATTTGTATGTTTGCAGTTCTAAAAATAAAATAATATGTCAGAAAAAAGGTTTGATGATTTTGCTTATTTTAATATCCGTAAAATTATAAGAGAAGTTTTAGAAAAGCATGATTTTAAACTTCCGGAACAAATAGAAAGATTTATTGGTAAACATTCTTATAGTGAAATGTTGAGATATGACTTGATCGAAGTTCTTAATAGCTTATTTGAGAGAGATGAAGTTAGAAAGACATTTTTCTCTAGTCTTGAAGTAAAAGAATTTGAAGATAATATAGTTAAATCTTGGATAGACTTTCATATTAGTGAAAAACAACCTACACAAGCTAAGGTTTTATTCACTAATTGGATTGGAGTAAAAATAGGCATAGGGCAAATGTCTTTTGATGAAATGGTAGAGGCTCAAAAAGAGTTTGAAAAAAAATTAAATAATCACTAAAATAAATATTATGGAATTATCTAAAAAATCAGAGTTGTTTATATTAGATTCGCCTTTAGCCGAACCAAATGAAGTATGGAATAGCCATGACAAATACCTCATTGAAAGAATAGTTACTGCCGATGGAACTATTACATGGTATGGAATAAATACTAATTGGAAAAAAGAATTAGGCCAAAATTGGACTGAACTTGCAACAAATGATAATGCAAAGCCATTAGAAAAATATTTACCAGAAATTATTTATGGAGAAGATAGGATATATTGGAAAGAATGTGATACTCCTTTATATGAAAAAATGTATGTTGAATATTACAGAAAAAAATCTATTAAAGAATTAGCTTTTAGAGATGATAAGGGCAATTTAGTTATATCTCAAAAAGATTATATTAGAATTATGTCGCAACAAAATACTACTACAAAAATAGTTTATATAGATACTCCTGAAGCTCCTAGCGTTTTACCTACAGAAGTTGGAGAGAGTTGCTCTACACTACAAGCAATATTGGATGAAAAAAAGTCTGTACTATCTAATATAATAGATAAGGCTGTTGAAGAATTTAGGAAATCTCAACCTATTGATATGACTATGCATGGTGTCAATTCAGATATGGTGCATGAGGCTTTTAGGAATGCCTGTCCTTCAATAGAGGAAGAAACGGATAAGGAAACGGATGATGTTGGTACTGATTACAATGCAAAATTGCCTAATGTAGGAACCATAAAGCCTGAAAAGTTTTATTTACATTTTCTTAATAATTTTTTTAATAAAAATGATATAATAGAATCAAATGGAGTAAAATTAAAAGTTTTACAAACTCCACATAAAAAATGGTATAGACAATTATTTCAATTTATTAGTTTTGGACTATATGAAGCTCCTATTCAATATAAAGTAATACAAGTAGACTTAGAGAATTTACCAAAGCCTAGCATCTGGCAGTCAATCAAGAATTTCTTTACTAAAAATAAATAATTAATCTAGTGGCATCAATAATTTTGTAGAATTATGAAAGGGGGCGAATCTTAAATGCACTACAATGTACCTGAAAGATGTCACCCTTTCTTTGATGCTATTATAAAATAAAAACAAACAATATGGAACTACTACTAATAATCATACTATTCTTTTATGGTGTCTTAGTGATTTACAATTACTTCACTATTTACTTGCACAATATCAGTGAGGAAAGCAATAGTAGAAATGATGGCATTGATACTATACCTGAAAAAAATGCATTCAATCCTTTTTTCTTACTTAGATACTTAAAATAATATACATATATGGCTAAAATTAAAGTTGGTTCGGACTGCTGCGGAGTAGGTTCTCTAATTCAAGCAGTTAAAAGATTAGGTATTGACTATGAGGAAAGTTTTGCGTGTGATTTCGATTACTATGCTAGGCTAAACTATTGTATTCAATATGGTACAGATGGAGATGTTCAGATTGCACAATCTAAAAAACATAAGTTCTTTTGTGATGAAGTAAAAAGGATTGCACTGATGGATGTAAGTATTGAAGTATGTGATGAAGATAAGCAAATATTAGTGGATGCTAATGAGTTTGCTAAAACTTTCTCATTCTATTTTCCGTTTAATATGTATGAAAGAGAAGTTCCTGTAGATCCAATCGACTTATATATGTCCTCTGTGCCATGCCAAAGTTTCAGTTTGGCTGGAAAAAGAAAAGGGAAGGATGATAAACGAGGTATCTTGTTTTTCAGTTCACTAGACTTCATTAGAGAGAATAAACCTAAATACTTCATTTTCGAGAATGTTAAAGGTTTGCTTTCACATGACAAAACGGATAAAAAAGCTAAGTATGGTAAGACTTTTTCTGAATGGATTAATTATCTAGGTGGTAAATCAATTAATGGCAATGCAACTTTTATTCCTTATGAGGATAGTGTGCCATATCATATCTATTTCCAGGTGCTAAATGCTAAAGAACATGGAGTGCCACAAAATAGAGAAAGGATATTTATTGTTGGTATTCGTGATGATGCAGATAATAGTTTCAGATTCCCTATAAAAGAAGTATTAAAACTAAGATTGAAAGATGTTTTAGAACCTATTGTAGATGAAAAGTATTTTTTGAGTGATAGTATGTTAAATATGCTAACAAGTCATGCTGATAGGCATAATAAAAAAGGAACAGGATTTGCAGTAGATTATAAAGATGAAAACTCAATAGCAGTAACAATAAGAGCTAACGCAGCTTTATGTCCTACTGATAATATTCTCAAAGTAGGATTTATCAATCAAGATACACAAGCAAGTCAAGTTTATTCAGATAATGGAGTAAGTCCAAATATGTGTGCAGGAACACATGGTTATGCCAATGGATATGTGGAGAGTGGTTCTAACATAAATGAAGATGCAGATATTATAAATCCGTTGAAAGATAAAACTCAATATGGATGGCATTTTGAACAAAATGTATATTCGGAAGATAGTGTATGTAGAACAATTAAATCTAGTGAGGGTAGTGGTAATAAACCAAAGGTTATTGTGGATGAACCTACAATAGTTGCTATGCGAGGCAGATATAATGAGGATGGAGTTATTGAGCAAAATATTGAACCAAATGACAATAGCACTAGCAATGCAATTACAACTGTACAAAAAGACAACTTGGTTATGGTTAGTTCTGAACCTAATCCGATAGTAGAATATCAACTAACGGGTGGCAAGTGGGATAAAACACATGAGCAAAGTGGTAGAGTTTATGATAAAAATGGCGTTGCACCAACAATTCATACTATGGGTGGTGGGAATCAAGAGCCTAAGATTGCAGTTGAGCAAAACTTTATTCAAGGTGGAACACAAGAGCATCAAACAAAAAGAAATGATGGGATAAGTCCTTGTTTAACTGGTGCAATGGGCATGGGTGGGGGTCAAATACCAATACATAATTACAACAAACGTATCAGAAAACTTACCCCAACAGAAGTATTCCGCCTTATGGACTTCGAGGAAAGTTTTATGGATAATGTGAAAAAATACAATGAGGCTAATCCTAAGAATAGTTTGTCTGATTCGCAGTTGTATCGTCAAGGTGGCAACTCAATAGTAGTAGCTTGTTTGGAAAAAATAATCAGAAATTTGAAAATAAATTTTGAGTAATGAAAAAAATAACTATCTTTGCTCCACTTACTCGGGCGGGTATAAGTCATAAATAAACTATTAATCCTCAAAAGAGGTTTCTATATAGTACTAAAGACCCAAACAGCCGCCCTTGTTTGGGTTTTTTATTTGAAATAAACTAAAACATTAAACTATGGCTAAAAGATTAACACTTACTGAATACAGACAAGAAAATGCAGTATGGTTGAGTAATGAATATGCGATTTCGCCTCATAATGTATTTGAAAAATATTTAATAAATAGATATATATCATACTTAATAGCCTATGGTATTATTTTATTTATGAATGAAATTAAATGTGCTGGAGAATATCCAACAGAATCTGAAATTGAAGCACATTTATTAAGTAAACAAACAGAAGTAACCGAACATTGCCCTCATTAACAAACAAACTAAAAACAAACAAAATGCAAACAACAAAATTTAAAGTAGGAGATGTGGTTTACGATTCAGTAAACTATCCAAAGCAAAAAGGTAAAATAACTTACATAGATTATGATGATACATACCCAATATATATAGAATTTAATGGTGGGTATAATAATTCATATACATTAGATGGTAAATATATTGAAAATGATAGTTGTAGTGTTTTATCATTCACTCCATACGAAGTAGAATTTAAAGGCTTCACACAAGAACGTCCAAAGGTTTTAACGGATGAAATGAAAGTGTGCATCAAAGGGGATGGAACTGCTGAATACGGCAAAAAGATTACTGCGCATTTGGAAGGATTGGGATGTAACACTCTGCTTGTTAGTGGAACTAGCCTTGATTATTATTCTATGAATAGGGATTTTGTTATTAATGTGTCTAATATAATCCCACAAGGCTACAAAGAAATAAGCCTTAAAGAAGATGCAATTAAGCAAGTTTGCTATGTAGGTAAAAAAATAGAATATTGTCATTCTACTTGTCTAATAGTTCAACAAAATAGAGAAACAATAGACTTTATGTTTGATGGCAAACAAGAAGTAATAATGATTGATGACATCACAAACGGCAAATACAGAATAATAGACTAATGAAACACTATAAATACTACATTGGAATTGACACTGGTAAAAACACTGGGTTTGCAGTTTGGAATAAGGCTGAAAAAAGGCTTGAAGTAGTTGAAACCATACTAATACATCAAGCAATGGATAAAGTGCGAGAATTTGACAAAAATGATGTATTAATTCGTGTTGAGGATGCTAGGCAACGTAAATGGTTTGGGAGTAATGCAAGTGCAAAACAACAAGGTGCAGGAAGTATCAAAAGGGATGCAACTATTTGGGAGGATTTCCTCAAAGATTTAGGATATAATTTTGAAATGGTTGCACCGAAGAACAACAAGACAAAAGTTTCGGCGGATCAATTCGCAAAAATGACTAAATGGGATAAAAGAACTAGTGAGCATGCACGAGATGCAGCTATGCTTATTTTTAACTACTAAATAAAAAATCATTATATTTGCAATGCGCTAACAGTGGATTGGGTAAACTTAGGTTTGCCCTTTTTTATTTCTTGAAATACCTTTTGTAGATAATATCTTCGGCTTCTTTTGTAGCTTGTTGCTCAATATCACTATACTTTGATTTAGCCTCTCTCTTATCTGTAAAACTAGTAATATAACTAAGTTTTTCCTCTGTAATTTTTCTTAAATACTTACCTCTAGTTTCTACATAATCATAGAACTGCTCATTAGTCATTTCCTCTCCATAGATTTTCTTGTTTTTCAATGGAATAGTTGGCACAACTCCTACTTCATACAATGATTTCAATGTGTTGTCAGTTTCAGGTAACAATAGCAATGCACCATATCTTGACTTCTTAATTGGTTCTCCAAATACATTCAATTTAGGTCTGCCTAATAGTTGGAATACCGGCACATTATTAATTACCATTCCTTTTATATCCGATTTATCATAAAGTTGGTTATCAAATATGTTATAGGCTTCTTTGGCAATGTTAGGTATTGGCATTTTCGCCTTAGATATAGCTAATTCTAATATCTTATTCATATTATCACTATCTTTACTACCTAGTGCATCAAATAAAGTGGATGCACCTTGCAATGCACTAGCACTAAACATTTGATTTGCAGTAGTAGATGCAAATAACCCTACTCTATCGGTCATATCGGCATCTTTATTGTACTTTTTGCTATCTGCAATAGTTCCTATCATACCAAGTAATTGCCCAAAAGGAGTATTTTGATAACTATATCTTACCCATTTACCATTAGGCATTTTAATCCCAATAGTATAAGGCTTCCAACCTAGTGGATATAATGAAGTATTTTTGTAACTATTGCCATATCCATTAGCAGTTACGTCAAATATTTTATCTTCATCATCATCATCTTTTAAGGCATAAGATAAAAATCCTATTGCTAGTAACATTCCGGTAGTTGCTTTGATAACTAATTTGGAACGTTCTTCATCAGTGAGCTTCATTTGCTCTGGACTTGAAAATATACTACCTTTTTCAGTCAATGCTCTTGCATAACCTAGTGGTGTCCAATTTAATTGCTCATTTACTACGTTGGAAATTACTCTTGTGAATGGTATGATTGAAGTAATAGCTAATCCTAATGGTTTATTTGCTTTAGTTATGGTATTAGTCAAAGACTGCAGTCCTCTTGATAATGTACCTAATGCTCCAACGGGGTCATTGTTATATGTAGCTTTCAATGCTGAAATATCCGCTTTATCAGTGATAGACCTATCACGATTCATTTCTATTAATTCAAATATCCTACGTTTTTGAGTTTTAGGATCTAAATATCCCTCCTGGATTGCTTGTTTTTTAAATTCATTGTAGTACGATTCGCCTTTCAATAAGGTTTCGTTAATCTTATCAGTCAATGCTTTGCCTTTCAATCCACTTTTTAATGCAATTTGTCTAGCTAAAACATAGCTTTCCATTTCTTTAACTCCATAGTAGAATAAAGTATCGGCTGCAACCATTAATCTCCTAACATACTTTGCCCACGAAATAGGTTTAATATTGCCGGTATATGATTCTAATACATCTTTCCTAGATATTTTAGGGTTGCTATCAAGTAATAATACCTTTTTATTTGGGTCATAACCAGTCTTTAACACTTTTATTGCTTCTAATCCACCTCTTTCAAGACCAACTAGTAAGCCTTTGGCTAATCCAGATATTCCTTTTGCATCGCCTTTTGCTAACATAAGCATAGAATTTACGTATGCTTCTGCAGTCATTTGCATAGTATTCGATACAAAGTTTTTAACTTGTGTGCTTGATGCCGAAAGTAAACTTGCATACATTAAACTTTTAGCAATGGCCCAATTATCTGTTCCGTTTATTTCTTTGTCAATAAAATCTAGTAAATCAGCTAATCTATCTCTTTGTTCTGCCGAGCCTTGTGGAGCATCCTTAACTTTTCTATGCATTTCCTCAATTTTAGCTATGGTATTTGCATCTAAATTAGATAATCCAATGTCTGAATAAAGCAATTCTTTCATATCAGCATTAGAAATTGTCCCTTTATTGATTCTATCTACAATTTTCACGTATGGTTGCTCTGTACCTAGTAATTCACGCTTTTGCTTACGTAAAACATCGAGTTCTTTTTGTTTCTCGCTCTTAGTAGTAGGATATTTCTTATCTTGCTTGTACGTGCCATTCTCAATAGCTTTTATTTCAGATTCAACCTTAGCAATTTTATCATCAACTTTCTTAGCTTGTGATTTTTGTTTCTTTTCTAGTGCATCTAGCTTTTTATCGGCTTCTTGTGCAAACTTGGTTTCAACTATATCTGCAATAACCTTTGCTTCTGATTCCGTCAAGTCAGTTTTGCTCAATATGCTATCAAGTAATGATTTCTTATATTCTTCCTTAATATCATAGTGAGCATTTACCACATCGGATATTTTCTTACCTAGTTCTTGTTCAGCAACCTTTATGGCATCATCTTCAATCTTAGGTAAATTATCTAGTATGAATTTCTTGAACTTGCTTTCATCAAAACTTTCATCAGCAGTGATATTTTCACGAATATATTTTACAGCTTGTGCAACTGCCGTATTTAACATAATGTTTGCTTTGATACCAGTTTGGATAATGTTAATTGCAGTGTTGTAGGTAGCAGGAAGTAAGTTTACTCCAGGCAAAGCAGTAAATGCCATATCTTTTACCTTAATACTTTCCAACCAATCAATAGCTTTTTGGCTTTTAGTCTTAGATATACGCTCTCTTTTTGAGTAGATTTTTGCAATGGCATCTTTAATTTCTTTTGATCCATTTATTTCTCTTGCGATTTCTATAATTTTTTCTTTGGTAGTTTTTACTTCTTGTTCTACTACTTCTTTTTGTGCAATTCTGCCTTTAGACTTTAATCTCATAGCGTATTCAACTGCTCCTTGCTCTGTCATTAAGTTCCATAGTGCAGCAGTTTGAATTAATCTACCAGCTTCGGTAAGTTTTTCAGCAACTTCATCAAATATTCTAGCACTTTCTTTATAATTACCATTTTTGTTGTTAATTTTAATCAACTTCATGGCTACTATGTTAGTTTCGGCATCTGATAATTCACTTGTCTTATTATCTATTAATATTTTAGTAGCTTCTTCAATTCCATTTTCTTTAATAAAGTTATCGGCAACTGCTTCTTGCTCGGGATTGGTTGTAGGTATATAATCCTTATTTTCTACTAGATTTTGCACTTGTGTAGGCATATCTTCTAGCGTTCTACTAAATGAGCGTTCTTTTGGCTCTTTAGGGAAAAGCTTATCTATGAAAGTTTTGCCTGTTTCTGATTCAGAAAGTATATTTTTAATTTCAGTATCAGATAGTCCATCTGCTTTCCATTTTTCTACTAAGTTTTTGATAGCAGTTTCTTTGTCATTTTTAGAAGCATTGCTTGAATCTATTTGAAATAACGCTTGTCCTTCCTCTACTTGTGCTTTTAGTTCGGGTGTTATGTCTATGGAGTGTTGGGTGCTTCCAATCATTGGTTCTTTTGGTTCAAAAAATCCTTTAATTGGTGGCAATGTTAAACTTACCGTTTTCGGCACTTGACCAAACAAACTTTTAGCTACGTTACCTACTATTCCTAAACTGCCTTCTGTTGATGAACCGTAGAATCCTTTCATGCCTTTACCGCCTACCGCTAAGTCTTTCCCTTTAAAAACATTTTGCCCTTCATTAATTGCTTTTGATGCAATTTCTTTCCCTACTATACCTTCAAGTTCGCTTTCTTTTGCTATTCTATTAACTATAATATTGTTGTCCTTTACCCCAACTACAACATAATCATTGCCATTTGGTTGTTTTGCTATTGATATTTGGTCAACACTCTTACTCAAATCATACCTGTCATTCTGTTGCTCGCCTGTTGTCCAAGCAAGTTTATCAGCACCTTGAGCTACTGCTTCTTTTAATGCAGTCTTTAAGCCTAATTTAGTCCATGCGTTTGTGTCGGTTACGAATGGGGCGGATGGAATTGTTGATTTACCTATTTTGGAAGCATCCTCTATCGCATTTTTTCGAGCATCTTCTTTTGTTAAATGATTGCCTGCCACTTTCTTGCCATCGACAGTAGCCTTATAGCTTATAGACTTATCTGTTTTTAAGTCTTGCTTTGATATTCCACTTTCTTTAGATGCCCTTTCTATTTGCCAATCTTGTATTTCAGAATCAGAGAAAGTATTCAACAACACCTTGCCGTCTTTAGATACAATCCTGTTATTTTTTACTTCTATTATTTCTATTTTTAAAGGTTCATTAAACCCTTCTCTCTTACCTGTCTGTCCCCAATCTGATTGAACTTCCTCTAAGAATAAAACCTTATTACCATCTGCATCTGTACGAGTGTTCATTCGTAAGTGAACAAGTATGTTGGGTTCGTCAAAGTGGGAGGATTTGAATTGGTTATCAAATGCCTTACCTGTAATTACATTTTTTCTTTGATAATTAATTACCTCAATAGCGTTTTTTACAGCATCTTCTTGTGTATTGTGGTATCTGCCTGTTATTGACTTACCTGATGTTTGGTTTTCTTCAATAACTGCATAGGTATTATTCCTACTATCAAATGTTATGTCATAGCCACTTGGCAATACTGTTATAGGTGTATAGTTAGGTACTTTACTCGGCATCGTAACCAACACCTCTTTGTAGTTTTCTTTTTCTCCTTCTAGTTGGTATTGAGAGAATTTGGTGTCTTGTGGTTCTCCACGTTTAGCCATCCACTCGTCTTGGTCTTCCGTTTTCCAATCATCAAAATCTCTACCATTATTTTTTGCTTCGAGTTCCTTATACAATGCTTCAACTTGACTTGAATAACTACCTTTCACCACTTCAACCACTTGAATCCTATTCTCTTTTAAGTATTGTTGTATGTCGCTTTTAGAAATAGATTTGTCTTTATTTTGCTCTAAGAAATCGGATAGTGTAGTCCACTTCATTTCTTCTTTATTCGCACCTCTTGAAAGCAATTGTGTAACCCATTGGTTTCCACTCATTTTATCTTGCTTAACTTGTGCAAGTGCATTTTCAGTATTTGAGTAGAAACCATTTACTACTTCCGAGTTCACATTTTTCACTTTTACCTTTTCTCCATTAGGCAATGTCATAAGCGTTACTCCTTTGGCTAATTTTTCTTCTCTACCTACCTCTCTACCTCCCAACAAATCAGCAGTAACATTATTTACAATGTCTTCAATAGTAGCATTTTGGAACTGCTCATTAGTCCATTTTTTAATGTTTGGACTTTGGCTTGTGAGAATATCTTTTATCCTTTTCCATACATCGCTTACTGACTTCAATACTTGTTGTATCAAAGTTTTCTTTGCACCTTTTAATCCATCCAAAAAGTCTTTTTCGCCTTTATTACCTACCATTTCGGCTAAGACTTCATCAGCAAGTGCATCATCGCTTAATTTACTATAATTTGGATCTTTTCGTTTTTGCTCTATTAAAGATTTCTCTTGTTTTATTTTCTCAATTATATTCTTGTACGTATTAGGGAATTGCGCTTTCATAGTTTGCACCCAAACGTGAGAAAATTCGTGTATAGGAGTATTGGCATTTAATCCAGCATCCTCATTTATGTAGATTTCTCCATCTTTTACAAACCCATATATAGTGCCTGTTTTAGTTTTTAAAATATCTACACCACCTTTACTTAACACTTCGATAGTTTTATCATTGCTAATCAAATTAACATTAATTTTCGGGAATGCTTTTTTGAGTTTACCTATTAATTTTTGAAAGTTCTCTTTGGATATAGTTTCAAACTTACCTTTTTTCTTTGTTTGGAATAATGGATTTTGATTAACGCTATCCTCTAATCTCTGCTTGGTTTCTTTGAGTGAAGCTAGTTGGTCTTTGAGTGTTTTTAGTTCATTTTCTTTGCTATCAACAATGGCTTGTTGTTCGCCTTTATCGTTGAACATAGATTGTGCCTTTGCCCCTGCAAATGCATCAATTTGATTTTCTTTTAAGTTGTTGGATAGTGCATCTTTGAGTTTAGAAAGTTCTTTTTCAGCTTTGCTAATCAAAGAATTAAGCACTCCTATTTCGGAGTTTACTTGCTCTAAGGTAGGTTGTGTTTGTTTTGTAGATTGTAAAGATTCTGATTTTACTTGTTCAAGTATGTTTTTTGGTACTTCTAATCCTGCACTTTCAATAATGTCATTTGCTTCTTTTGCTGTAATCTCGCCTTTCAAAATTGCATTTTCGTAAAATCCGCCTTTTAAACCATCTCTTATTTCTATTGCGTGGTAATGGTCATCTCTCCATTTATTATGAGCTTCTCTTTCTTTTAAAAGTTCTTGATATGTTTTATCTGTTTTAAGAAATTCATCCGTTTCTTTAGCGTCTTTTAATTCTTCATATTTTTTAGTCCAAACTTTATTTATTTTATCTTGAACTGCATTTCCATCATCCAACCCTCTTTTAGCTGCTTTATCCCAATAGTCTTTTGATGTGAGGGTTTCTTCTTTTGAAATTGGTCTTAATTTATTTGGCTTTTTAGATTTTACATCTCTTAATGCAGGGTTTTTAGATGATGCAAGTTGCTCCTTTACTTCTTGACTGCTTGGTTCTTCTGCGCTTTTTTTATCTGAAACATTAGTTTCGCTTTCTGCGCTGGCGGCACTTTGCTCCACGCTTCTTGTATCTGTAATTTCTTGTCCATTTGCTTCTAGTATTTGTATTTGTTCTTCTTCGGTTAAACTATTGAAATATTCGTTTGCTTCTTGCTCTAATTGCGCTTGATTTTCTAGTATCTGCTTTTCTTCATCAGCACTTAATTCATAAGTCAAATCTAATTGGTCAAATGGTACAAATTCCTTTACCATCAATGCCCCACTTCCTGCAACAATTTCATATCCGCCTTGCTCTTTGTTTTTAGCAAGTGCTTCAACTAGCCTTTTGGCTGGCAATGAGTTTGGTTTACCATTTTGCAAGTCTTTTACGCCTTGTCTTATATCTGACCATGGAATACCTAAATTTACTCTAAATTGCCCACTATCGCCATTCCAATCAAACCTACCTTTGCCTATTTCAGACATAGCGTAATCTATATCATCTTGCGAAGATAATGGTTTTTCTTCTTTAAGTCCAATTTTTTTTACTTCTTTACCCTTGTCGTTTGTAACCTTGATTTTTTTACCATCATTAGCCATGGTATAACCTAATTCACTAGATAATTTTATGATTTGTTGCCTAGTATTAGAACCATCTGCACCCGATTTTTGCCTATCTGTTAGTCCATTGAAAGACTTAACTAAATCTGCTATTCTATTGTGTTTCTTTTGCTCTAAAGTCAATTCTTTTGGAGCGGTAGGTGTTACAGCTTTTTCAGATGTTGTTTTACTTGTATTATCAATGGTTTCAGATTTGTTCCCCTCATTAATGATGGAAACATTTTCTTGTGGTTTTACAAGTGGTTCAAACTTACCAGTTTCTTTATTGTAAACTTCTACATTTTCTGCTTTTACTACTTCATTTTTACTAAAGTTTGATTGATTAACTCTTATAGTTTCTAATTCAGCCTTATCTCCATACCAATTCTTATTATTTCCCTTCG